GCAAGTACGACAGCGTGCGAATCGTCCTGACCAAGAGGAGCGAGGAATGACCGACTTCACGAAGCTTTCGCAGGAAGACCTCGCCCGCGTGACGACGCGCTACGGGCGGAAGGTGGAGATCATCACGACGAAGGGACGCGAGCCGCAGCCGATTGTTGGGTATGTTGGCGAAGACTCCGGCGCAGAGGACTGGAGTAACGACGGGATTTTCTACAGGGATGGCCGAGAAAGCTGCCTCGACCTCATCCTCCCGCCCGCGCCGAGGGTCTACTACGTCAATGTGTATTCCGGAGTGTGGCACGCCCATGCCTCCATACGGGACGCAAACTTCAACAGCAGCCCAGATCGCCTCGCCCTCTACAAGATCACCGACGATGGCGTGACCGCCACCATCGAAGTGATCGAGCGTAACAAGTGATGCGCTACCTCCTCGCCCTCCTCCTCGCCGGGTGCGCCGTGACCTACAGGCCGAACGCCTATGAGTGGTATGCAGACATGCCGCCCTCCGAATACTACCGATGGGAGGTAGTCGATGATCCCGCGCTCTGCGGGCGTCCCGTGGCCGATAGCTGGAACGGATGGGCGTGCGCCATCAGGCTTTCGCAGGGCGTCATCCGCCCCGGTGACAAGCGCATCGACGGCGGGCCGATTTGGGTTGAGGAGGGCCGATTGTGCGTCATCTTCGCGTCGATGAGCGAGGATGAGGCCGTGATGACGCGAGCAAAGATGGAGTGGCGCAGTGTGTTCAATCACGAGATGCAGCATTGCGCCGGATACGCGCATAGGGAGGTTTACCGATGATCGCCGCCATCGCCCGCTGGATGCGCGAGGAGGCGCGGCTGCTCGGCCTCGCCTCGTGGGCCTCCGACTACCACGGCCCGCCGGACCCGCTGCCATGCACCGCGCGCGATCCGCGCTGCGCCGCGCTGGCCGAGCGCCAGGACGCGCTCTACCGCGCGATGCGGCGGGCCAAGTCGCACCTGCTCGACCGCGAGACGGTGACGAGCGCGGCGGCGACGGATGTGCGGCACACCATCGCGCAGGCGCTGGCGATGAATGCGGCCCCAGTGCGGCTGGTGAAGCGGAGGGCGCGATGAAATCCGTAGAGCAGATGGTCGCGCAGCTTGAAGGGATGCTCGGCACAAAGGACCTGTCCGAGTGGGAGCAGGGCTTCGTCGAGACGCTCGTCGAGCGCAAGGGTAAGGGGCTGTCCGACAGGCAGATCGTGATCATGGAGCGCCTCTACAGGAAGCACTTCGCATGAGCCTGCGCTTCGTTTCCCCCGGCGCAATCGCTTGCGCGTGCGAGGCGATCCGCGAGCCCGCGAGCATTGCCGGCGCGCTGCTGCTGGCGGCAGCTGGCATCGCTGCGCTCACGGACTGGCCGAGGACGGCTGCGCTCGTTGCCGCGCTTTCCGCCTGCTGTACGGGCGTGAGCATCGGCGCGCTGCTGGTGGAGAGGAGGTTCCGGTGAGCTACGCGGACTATATTGGCGCCAAGCTGGCAAGCGCTCCCCCGACCGGAATAGACGCAGCACACGGATTGCCGGGGCTGTTCCCGCACCAGGACGACTTGACCGCGTGGGCACTCCGGCGCGGGCGGTGCGCTATCTTCGCCGACACGGGGCTAGGAAAGACCCGGATGCAGATCGCGTGGGCGAGTACGGTGCATCGCGAAACGGGGCGCGACTGCCTGATTCTCGCGCCGCTGGCGGTGGCTCCGCAGACGGTGGCGGAAGGCGAGAGCATGGGCGTCACGATCACGCATTGCCTAGACGGCGCAGATGTGAGGCCGGGCATCAACATCGCCAACTACGAGCGCCTTCACCGCCTCGATCCGTCGCGCTTCGGCGCTGTCGTGCTGGATGAGTCGTCGTGCATCAAGCATCACGAAACCAAGACGCTCAAGGCGCTCATCGACGCATTCTCGGCCACGCCCTATCGTCTCTGTGCGACAGCGACCCCTGCCCCGAACGACTGGACCGAGCTCGGCACGCATGCGGAATTCCTCGGCATTCGGTCGCGGACGGAAATGCTCGCTGAATTCTTCGTGCATGACGGGGCGGAGACGCAGGTATGGCGCCTCAAGGGCCATGCTCGTCGCGCGTTCTGGCAATGGGTGGCCTCGTGGGGCGCGATGGTGCGCCGTCCGTCTGACCTGGGCCACGACGACTCCTCCTACGCGCTTCCGCCGCTCTCTGTCACGCAGCATGCGGTCAAGGGGCCGGAGATTGGCGGCGGGATGCTGTTCGCGATGGAAGCGCAAACGCTCATGGAGCGCAGGGACGCGCGGCGAGAGTCCATCGCCGAGCGCGTGACCGCGTGCGCCTCCCTGGTCAATGCCGGCCGGCAGCCGTGGGTAGTCTGGTGCGACCTGAACGCGGAGGGCGATGCACTTCGCGCCGCCATACCGGACGCGGTGGAAATTCGCGGCGCCGATGCGCTTGAATTGAAGGAGTCGCGGCTTGCCGACTTCGCCGCCGGGAAGATTCGAGTCCTCATCACGAAGCCGTCAATCGCCGGATTCGGGCTCAATTGGCAGCATTGCGCCCGCATGGCGTTCGTAGGCGTCACGGATTCATTCGAGGCGTACTACCAAGCCGTGCGGCGGTGCTGGCGGTTCGGCCAGAGGCGCCAGGTTGAGGTTCATATCTTCGCGTCCGAGCGTGAGGGCGCGGTCGTCGCCAACCTCAAGCGCAAGGAGCACGACGCGATGGCGATGGCCGATGCGCTGTCGGAAGAAACGCTCGCCGCCGTGCGGTCCAATGTCCTCGGATCGTCTCGCGACAGCAACCCCTACATTCCATCGGCAAAAATCATCGTCCCGTCATTCATGGAGGCCGCGTGAACTGTCTCGATCAAACCGTAGGCGAAAACTTCGCCCTCTATCACGGCGATTCCGTCGAGGTCCTCAAGGGCCTGCCGGAAGCGTCCGTAGGCTACTCGATTTTCTCGCCGCCGTTTGCGTCTCTCTACACCTACTCCAACAGCCCGCGCGACCTCGGGAACTGCCGCAGCGACGCGGACTTCTTCGAGCACTTCGGCTACATCGTGCGCGAGCTTCGCCGGGTGATGAAGCCTGCTCGCAATGTCTCGTTCCATTGCATGCTGCTCCCGACGAGCAAGGAGCGTGACGGATACATCGGACTCAAGGACTTTCGAGGCGATCTGATCCGCGCGTTTCAAAAAGAGGGCTTCATCTACGCGAGCGAAGTCTGCATCTGGAAGGACCCCGTGACCTCGATGCAGCGCACGAAGGCGCTTGGGCTGCTGCACAAGACCGTGCGGAACAACGCGAGCATGAGCCGCCAGGGAATCCCTGATTACCTCGTGACGATGCGCGCGCCCGGGGAGCCCGACGATCGCGTCACTCACGACCCCGCAGACTACCCGGTCGAGAAGTGGCAGCGCGTGGCGTCCCCGGTATGGATGGATATCGACCCGCAGGACACGCTGCAATATCGGAGCGCCCGCGAGCACGACGACGAGCGTCACATCTGCCCGCTGCAACTGGAAGTCATCCGGCGCGGAATCGACTTGTGGACGAACCCCGGAGATATCGTGCTGTCGCCATTCGCCGGCATCGGCAGCGAGGGCTATGTCGCGCTGCAAATGCGGCGGCGCTTCGTTGGAATCGAGCTGAAGGCAAGCTACTACCAACAGGCCGCGCGGAATCTAAAGGCGGCGCTTCAAGGGACTGGCGACCTGTTCTACCAGGACGCCGCCGAGGAACCCGCATGACCCTCGCCCTCGCGCTGCTGGCCTACATCGCCATTACCGCCATCGCCGTCGCGCTGGTGGCGCACGACCCGGACGAGTAGCACGCGAGAGCCGGCGCGCGGTCCGGCCTGAATAGGAGAGAAACGGAAAGGCGCACGCAGCGATGTCTGCCCCCTGTGCCCGTGGACTGGCTCGCAGGGGAGAGACTTCGTAACGCACAGAGGAGAGACAATGGCAACGCAGCGCATCTACAGCATCACCGAAGTCGAGACCGGCGAAGTGCTGGCTCTCGTCACCGCCGCGACGAAGGCGCAGGCGCTCGCGCACTACGCGCGCCGCACGCTCGGCTGCGCGAGGAAATCCGCCTGCTCGGCCTGGAGTCGTGGGCCGATGGCGCTTATGAGGGTGACGAATGATCCGCTACATCGCCTACACCTTGCGTGTGTGGTCGCTCAAGCGGTCGATCCGCGTGTGTCACTACCGGCGCGACGAGCTGCACCGGATTGTCGCGCGAGAGCTTGATCTGATCGCCTACGAGGAGAATCGATTGAACAGGAAGCTGCGCGAGGTAAAGAGCGCGGCGTTGAATGCGCGGCTTGGAGAGGTGAGGGCGTGAGTAACGCAGAGTCAACCGGCCTGCCGCGCACAGGAGGTAGTGATGAGCAACGACGCTGAATTGGCAGGTCCGGTTGGACGCCGGGTTATGCGCGATTCGGAGCACCTGTTTGGTGGGATGCAATGCGCGGCGTGCGGCGCCAAATTCGACGGCAACGGAAAGATTATGGGCAGCGCCTGGAACATCACAGACCTGTTCGACACTTGCGGCATCGACGAAACGACCTTGGGCATTGCGATAAAAATGGCAAAGAACGTCGGAGACATTTGGATCATTAAGTGCGCCATGCGCCAATTGGGAGAAGCGGAGGTGGCCCGGTTGTCGGCACTGGACGAAGCGCATAACGCGGAGTTAACCGGCCGCTTGCGGTCCGGTTGAACGCACAGTTAGCCGGCTGGTGGAGAAACGAAAGGACGACAGCGTGAAGACAACAACTCTCAGCATTCTCTTTGCTCGGCGCGACGCGCTGCGAGCCCTGACCTACAAGACAGACGCCATCACAGCGGAGCTTGAGCGCCTGTACCGATTGATTGAGCAAGAGCAATGGAGCGCAAGCCAATGACCTACACCACGACCCCGCGCAACGTGCTGCCTAACGGGCTGACGCTGCTGCAGCAGAATCCCGATTGCGCCGCCAAGCTGGACCCGACAGCCAAAGATCACGGCTGGCTCTACACGCGCGGCGCCGATGGGCAGTGGGTGACGCTGCGCCAACTGTCGGCGGCCGAGATCGAAACGGCCTACGACCAAGCTGCGGACATGGCCGTGCTGCAGGGCACGCAAGTGAGAGCCGGCTAACTAGCATTAGGCATCACCCGCCTATAACGCATCCGATAACGAGGACATAGTTGAACGCGAGATTGGGAGAGGTGAGGGCGTGAGGGATAACGCTAGCTTGAGCGGGGGTGCGCCGC